CAGGATAGGCCGGTCAGAGTACTTAGACCTGCCCAATAAGCTGACAAAGGCTAGGCCGTCGCAGTTTTATGTAGAGAGAACAAATACGCCTACTGTGTATTTGTATCCTACAGCAGACAAAGCCTATACCTTGGTTTATTACCGGATTCGACGGATACAGGATGCTGGTGATTACACCAATACAAGTGACGTGAACTTTAGGTTTTTGCCTTGTTTAGCTTCTGGTCTGGCCTACATGCTTTCTCTGAAATATGCGCCGGACAGAGTAGGACTTTTGAAACAAATTTATGAGGAAGATTTCCAAAAAGCCGCGCTGGAGGACAGGGATACTGCCAGCGTCCATTTTGTGCCTCAGATAGAGTATTGAGATGGCTACGGCAACTGGTAAATTTTCCTACGGTCTGTGTGATTACTGCGGTAGAAGATACCGCTATCTGGACCTAAAAAAGAACTGGAAAGGGTTTATGGTCTGCCCTGAAGACTATGAGCCAAAAGAACCTCAGATTGAGCCTCTGCAATATAGAGGCGATGCGATAGCACTAACCAATCCGAGGCCAGATAGGACTGAACCTTTGACTGTCGTTGTCAATAACGCAGGAGGAGACACTCCTTTCGAGACGATACCAAATTCTATGCAGCCTGCCCCGTCTACGATAGCGGTGGAGGGAGTAGGTGAAATAGGCAATGTTACCGTGGTGACGCCATGACATACGATGAGTTAGTGACAAACATAAGAAATTACACTGAGGTAGACAGTAATGTCTTTTCTAACAGTGTGATTAATACATTCATCACAATGGCCGAGAACAGGATTCTTAGGGACATTGACCTCGATGTATTTAAAAAAGAATCAACTGCTTCTATGACCAGTGGCGATCGTTTTTTGACAATGCCATCGGACATATTGACGCATCGATACCTGATATTTACTGATGCAGCAGGAGATCAGATATTTTTGGATTTTAGGGACAATTCTTTTATTAAAGAGTATTGGCCTGATTTTACCGAAACCGGAGTACCAAAGTATTACTCGGTTTGGGATGAAAGCAACTTTTGTATAGCGCCGACACCAAGCACGACTTACTCAGTGCAGCTAGGTTACATCTACCGACCGGCACAGCTTTCCCCAACGAATACAACAACTTGGATAAGTAATAAGGCTCCTGAAGCATTGCTTTATGCCACTCTTATTCAGGCGTATAGTTACACCAAAGGTCCTGTTGACATGATGCAGTACTTTGAAAACAGCTATCAGCAGGCTGTCCAAGGTCTGGGAATTGAGCAACAAGGCCGCCGTCGTCGTGACGAATATCGTGATGGCATGATTAGGATACCTATTAAATCAGAGAGTCCCGGCCCATGATCCAAGGCGTTCAGACGACGTTCGACAACGGCTTTAAGGTAGATGTCCACACCACCAGTAATCGTGGGTGGACGCCAGAAGAGTTAGCAGATCGCGCTCTGGCAAAGTTAATTTCTGTGAGTGACACTGCTGATGAGCAAGTCAAAGCGCAAGCTCTGGTATTCAAAGAACAAATTAGACAGGTTTTGGTGTTTTACATGAAAGAGGCCATCAAATCAGATAGGACCACTGTTTGTGCAGAACTCGAAAAGCAAGGCCAAAATGAGTTGGCCAACATAATCCGTAAATTATAGGAGAGGCCCCTTATGGCTATTACTCAAGCAATGTGTACGAGCTTCAAAGTGGAGCTTCTTAACGGTATACACGCATTTGGAACTACAGTAACCCGTGGTGCGACTACTGCGGATAGCATGTACATTGCGTTGTACACCAGCTCTGCGACTCTGGATGCTACGACTACAGCGTACAGCGTGACTAACGAAGTGTCTGGCACAGGCTACACTGCGGGTGGAAATGCGTTGACTGCGGTAGCGCCCACTAGCTCTGGCACTACAGCGTTCACTGACTTTAACGATACTACTTGGTCTACTGCGACTATTACTGCCAGAGGGGCTTTGATTTACAACAGCACTCAGTCTAATAAGGCCGTGGCTGTGCTTGATTTTGGTGCAGATAAAACGTCTACCGCAGGTGATTTTACTATTGTGTTCCCAACTGCGGACGCTAGTAACGCGATAATTCGTATTGCGTAGAAGGTGCTAAATGGCTGACGTTGTTGTCCCATTAGGTGGATGGAACTACGGCACTTGGGGTGCCGGAGAATGGGGCAACAATAGCCCGGCTTTGCCTGTCGGCACCGGGCAGATAGGAAGCGTAGCCGTTTCTGGCGCAGCTACGGTAGCTGTAACGGGTGTCAGCGGTACTACAGGACTTGGTACTGCAACGGCGCAGGCAAACGCCACGGTATCTGTAACAGGTGTAAGCGCCACAGGTATCGCCAACTATGCCGTTTGGGATGCCATCGTCTATTTAGACGGTTGGGGTCGCGCAGGATGGGGCGATTTTGCTTTTGGCGAGGGCAGTATTTCCGTACAGGGAACTACTGCGTTAGGCACAGCGGCACTGAGCTTAGGTGCTTCGGTCTCTGTAACAGGAGTCGAGGCGACTACTACGTTAGGGAATGTCGTTGCCAATGGCGATGGTGCTATTGATGTATTAGGCAACGCAGCGACCGGTCAGATAGGCACTGCGTCGGTAGAAGCAGATGCTATTGTCGCGGTTACTGGAGTCGAAGGCACCGGCCAACTAGGAATAGCGGGTCCAGTAACCACGGTAGATGTTGCAGTTACCGGAGTTCAGGGCACAACAGCTCTTGGAAGCCCGACTGTTACTGGTATTGCAACAGTAAATGTCACCGGCGTACAGGGTACGACGGCGCTAGGAACGGCCACGGTAGACCTTGTAATAGAAGTTAATGTTACAGGGGTTCAAGGAACTACTGGATTAGGATCGACAACAGAAACAGGAACGGCAAAAGTGTACCCGACTGGGGTACAGGCTGTTGGAGAAGTAGGAAACGTATTGATATGGGGAGAAATAGTCCCCAACCCCGGCACCAGTTGGTCAGAGATAACGCCTACTACGGGTACAATTTGGACGGAGATAGCGGCATGAGAACAGTAAATGAAGCTAAGAGCATAGATGGTGGGATCGATCCGAAGCATGAAATAGAGATAGTTTGTGCAAATTGCGGGTTTGACCTTGATGAGTCTGAGCTGGAGGCGGATACTTGTTCTGATTGTGGTCAGTCTTTGTCTCTGAAACAAAGCACCAAGATATATGCAACCAGCGTTCCCGCCGCAACAGGCGATGCTTCGTTATAGTCACTGGAGATATAGATGGCTACTTATGTAAACAATCTAAGATTAAAAGAGATTGCCACAGGTGACGAGAGCGGCACTTGGGGTACGAGTACAAACACTAACCTTGAGCTGATCGGCGAAGCTCTGGGTTATAACACGCAAGACGGGTTTGCTACTGACGCTGACGCAACCACTACGGTAGCAGATGGCGCGACTGATCCGGCCCGTGCGTTGTATTTTAAGGTCACATCTAGTGCGACCCTCACGGCGACTAGAACGCTGACCATTGGGCCAAATACCGTCTCTCGTGTCATGTGGATCGAGAACGCTACTACAGGTGGTCAGTCCATAAACATCTCACAAGGCTCCGGCGCTAACGTCACCATACCTACGGGGGCGGCTAAGATTGTCTACCTCGACGGTGCGGGTGCAACGGCGGCTGTAGTTGACGCCTTGGGGCAAGTTGATGTTGGAGACGGCACAGTCACCAGCGTAAGCGGTACGGGTACAGTCAACGGTATAAGCCTGTCAGGCACAGTGACTAGCTCAGGCAATATTACTCTGGGTGGTGCGCTTACTGGTGTGGATTTAACCTCACAAGTTACAGGTGTACTGCCTATTGCCAACGGCGGTACTAATCTTTCTAGTCTCGGCACTGCGGGACAGGCGCTGGTTGTAAACTCTGGCGGCACTGCTCTGGAGTACGGTTCAGCAGGTATATCAACAGGTAAAGCCATTGCTATGGCTATTGTTTTCGGATAGGAGATAAAAAATGGCAGCACCAAATATAGTTGATGTCACGAGTATTTTTGGCAAGACGGCATACATTACGCCCGCCAATACTACAGAGAATGTCTTGCTGGCTAACGCAGCCGCGAGTGGCAAGGTGTTCAAGATTAACCAGATCGTTGTGGCTAACGTAGACGGCACATCTGCTGCTGATGCAACTGTGGCTTACAACACCGCTGACGGCGGCACGGCTGACGGTGGTACTAGCTACCCCATCATCTCTACTGTGTCTGTACCGGCTGATGCGTCTATTATTGCGGTAGACAAGAACACTTCTCTGTATCTTGAAGAAGACCGCTCTATTGTAGTAACAAGTGGTACAGCCAGCGATCTGGCTTACACCATAAGCTACGAAGAACTAGACGATGCCTAAGAGGGCGTAGCAATGTCCAATCGTTGGAAAGCTGGTTTTATCCAAGCCTTTTTTGATCCGTTGACGGACGGCCCGTTCACTGGTGGTGAATTATATATTTGGGGTGAAGGCGACCAAGGCACACTAGGACAAGAGACCAGTTCTGTAGACCAATCTTCTCCTGTCCAAGTTGGATCGGATGTTAATTGGGTCGAAGTATCTATTGGAAGTCAACATACCGCAGCCATAAGAAGTAATGGCACTTACTGGTATTGGGGACAAGGTAATGCGGGCCGCACTGGCTCCAATGTAGAAACCGCTCCAAGCGCATCCTCTCCCGTACAGCTCGGCGCACTTACTAACTGGAGTAAGGTGGCTGTTAATTACGAAACAGTGGGTGCTGTTAAAACAGATGGTACGCTTTGGACTTGGGGTGGAAACTCTTCTGGTGAGCTTGGGACAGGAGCTGGCGCAAGCACTTCCTCTCCTATACAAGTCGGGTCTGACACAGATTGGAGCGACATAATAGCTGGTCGTGAATGCTTTTTTGCTCTTAAAACTAACGGAGAGATGTATTCGTGGGGTTTAGGAACTAATAACCGCACAGGGCAGGGATCAACATCTACCATATACACCCCTACCAAAATAGGCACAGATAGCGATTGGGCATCTGTTTTTGCTGGGCTTAAAAATGGTGTTGCAATTAAAACAGACGGTAGTATTTATGTCTGGGGAGCTGTTGACTACGGGCAGTTAGGAAACAATCAAACTGCAACGGGTGGAGAAAATCCAACTCAGGTGGGGGCGCTTACTAATTGGTCAACTGCCGCTACGGGAGAAGAGACCGTTATATCGGTAAAAACAGATGGAAGTTTATGGTCTTGGGGACGAGGTTTGGGTGGCGCTCTAGGTCAAAATGCTAATGTTTCTCGTTCTTCTCCAATACAAGTCGGTTCCCTTACTACTTGGTCAGGAGTTTTCACTGCGTATGCAGCATCTTTTGGTGTTAAGACGGACGGAACTTTATGGTCTTGGGGTGAAAACGAAGACGGTGTGTTAGGACTTAGTACACCTACTGCTATAAGT